TTGAGATACAATAAAATTTGTACACTACCAAGCAAATGTCCGTTTGGAATAAGCATAAATGACAAAGTATCATCAATAACAATCTTTTCCATCACAGGATATTCAGAAACATAATTCATTGTATATTCTACATCTTCAATAGTATACAATGGATCATAATTCTTCCCATGTTGATTGTTAATTAATTCTATATCTCTTTCAATAATATAAGCAGAATCTTCAGCCATTCGATGCATAATTCGATAATTGTCTTGTGCAACAATCATTTTTGCAGAACATCCCTCTTTATATAATCTTGGGCTTAAAAATACATGATCCGCATGGAGATGGGAAATAAAGATATAATCAATGTCTTTTGGCTTAAATTCTTTGAATCTTCTCTTATTTACAAGAAAATCATCGTATTTACTATTTGACTGATGTAAGCCAGCATCAATCAAAATATTGTGAGTATCTGTTTTTACATAAACCATAGAACCAGTAACATCCATGGCAGCAGGTTCATCTACAAATGATACTCTGATATTATTTTGTTTTTTCTTCATAGAGAACACCTATCTTTCTCTATATTTCTTTAGAGCTTTCATTACGCTTCTTTTCTCACTTGCATAGTAAGTAGGATGTCCAGAATACGTCTGATGAATATCAGATTTGTCCTTGAATCCTTTTGAGCGAAGATAGAAAGCTTCATTTTTGGTTATCTTGATGATACAAGATCCCTCCATTTCTTAAAATATTTCCAGTGATGCTTGACGCTGCACATGGCAGTCGTCGTACATATTTACTGGATTTGGAAAGCCTCAGACTGGATTTGAACTAGCTGTCCTTCAGGTCATGTCCTGTGCCTTTACCTGACTTAATGCTACCGAGGCATAATGGCTTGGAACGGATTTGAACCGCTTCACAATATTAAAAGTATTGCGTTCTACCAATGAACTACCAAGCCAGAAAGGAGTGGCAGACGAATATTAGTCCATCTGCCTGTACTAACAATGAAAAAATCTTTGTTGAAAAAAGAACTGACCACCAAACAGCTCTTTGATTGCACAGGTAGGATTTGAACCTACGATCAATAGCGACATTACGCTTCTTTTACATACTGCCATTTATATCCATATGCAGTTTTTCTATTTCCTCTTGCACAAGCAGCTACATTTTCGTGCCTGAATCCTAATGATCGTTCAATTTCTCTGGTACTATTCCATATTTTTACTAATTCATTATTTTTATTGTATTGAGCAGTTTTCTTTGAAAATGTTTTCCTCATTGTATCGGAATATAATTTACTATAACCTAAAACAAATGACGCATGTTGTATTTGTTCATATACTGTAGCCCATTCTAAATTTTCAACATGGTTATTTGCCTTATCCCCGTCTATATGGTTAACTGTGCTTTTCTTTTCTGGGTTATCGATAAAGGTCGAAGCAACAGCTATATGAACTATAATATTTTTTATTTTTCGTTTATTATTGACATATCCATTAAATATGCTAGTTCTACAATATCCCTTTTTATCAAGATAAAATTTTCTGTTGGTTTTATTTATCTTATGTCTAATATTTCCGAAAGTAGATACTTCATATCTATTATATACTTGATCGTGATATTTTAATGTTTCCCAAATTTCTTCCATACACAATCTCCTTCAAAACACAATAGTAACTGTTTAGCTATCCTCTTATAATTAATTGTTAAAATAAAATTCAGCCATACATTGCTCTAAATAATTAGGTTTAGTTTTACTTTTAATTTTAAATAATTCATCTATTCGTTTATTTAGCATTACACCACTGCGCAAGAAATGGTAGGGACACGAATGTCCCAGCCTAAATAAATTATTATGATGATTTTTAATAGCAGAAGGTGGATTTGAACCACCGATCTTCAGGGCATGAACCTGACGAGATAGACCAAGCTTCTCCATTCTGCGACAGGGATAACTGGATTTGAACCAGTGAAAATACGGCAGTCAAAGTGCCGTGCCTTAACCACTTGGCGATATCCCTATGAGTATTTTAAATCAAGCAGGGCTTCCCCTTACAATCATTAATAAAATAGTTTATTCTGCAACACAGCCAGTAAGTCTGAGCTTCGGGGAGCTACCCTTAACTTCTTACCAGAGTCTTAAAAGACCAAAATCTGCGGCATGATCAATACATGCAACGCCAACCCACCATTCAGATTTGTAAAGAAGTTTTCCTTTTTATTCTTCTTGAATTAACTTTCTCAAAACTGACTTGAGCGACGTACCGACGACTTTTCTTATACACTGTCTTTTAAACAGTTTCATATCAAACTGACTTGTTTGGCTTTCTACCTTCTACACAGCTGCCACACTATGCATTGAAGTAGATTATTCTCCACAGGA